GTTGTAATGCAGTCCTTCAACTTGGTCAAAGTCTTTGTCAATGCTAACCATGATAGGATGGTCGTTTAGATAAGCAGTAGAAGCAGCTGTAGCTATCGCGTCGTCAGCCTCTTCGCCTTCAACAACTACAGCGTCCCACACGTCTACAGCGTGGTCACGCAAGACAGAAAGCAATAGTGGTCTGTCTTTTGTCTTCCTGTTGCCTTTGTAAGGCGCTGTCACAGCAACTTCGTTGCGGAAGTTACCTTTACCAGTCAGGTAGAAAACGTAGTTGTGGTCTGGATAGACAACTAAGGTGTCAGCGATTAGCGAGTCTAAGGCGCGTCTAGCCTGTGATAGTGCAGTGCTAAAGTGTTCTTGCGCGTCAGTCTCGCACGCGCAAGCCACTCGATAGCAGTATATGTCGCCATCAATCAGAAGCATTATAGAGCCGCTTCTAGATCAAAGTCGACGCCGCCGCCTTCTTCTACGTACTCATTCAAGTCTGTAATGACTAGCTTGAGACAGCTTGGCGAACGTCCCTGCTGACCTGCAGGAGATTTCCAGTCGTAGTGACCAATTACTGCTGTAGCTTCTGAGCCGTTGCCGACTAAGCAGCCAATCTCGTCACCACTGGTGTTGTAGGCACGAATAGGGTTGTTAGACTTCACTGTAATAAAGTCGCCCTTCTCGTCACCTTTGTTACGTGGCTTCATTCCTCGCTCTTCTAAGGCAGCAACAGCGCCGCTAGAGAGATTGCCCATATCGAACTGATACTTATTCGACATAGCATTCTTAGTGCTAAGGTTAGCCCAGTAGAGAGTTGCTTTGATTGGTAATGGTTTAGCGTTTGTGTTTGACATAGTGTCACTCCTTATAAAGTCTATATAGTCTAGCATACGTGGTTATAAAAATCAATAGGTTTATAAACTACCAGTCCTTTTTGTTGCTCGTCTGCTTCTTCGACGTATTGCGACAAAAATCTGTCAAAGAAATCAGCAATGCCTTTAGAGTGGTAGTGCTTTTTGGGATAGCCGTTTCTTCGCTGACACCACCGTCCTGTAGTCCAGTAGTAGTCAAAGCGCCGACAACCCACATAGATGCTTAAAAGAGTAGCTTTTTTATGCACTTCAACAGCTACGTTTTTGTCTTTTAAGAAGTCTAGTACGTCGTCTAGGCTTTCGTTAGTGTCTCTTCGGAAAATGTCTTCTCCTTTAGAGTTTGTGCGTACGTACTTCCATTCGCTAGTGTGTTTCACTCCAGTTATCTCCTATTTGAAATTCACCGTCCATAGGGCAGCGTAGTCCAAAGTCATCACCCGCCTTGCGTATCGCATTACGAAAGTGTAGTCCTACAGCCTTGGCGTAAGCCTCTGGTGTCTCTACTTGAAGCTCGTCATGCACGTTAGCAACAATCTTAAAAGGTATTCCTACTTCTCTAAGACTGTCAACACCGTTCAATAACGCCTTCTTCATCAGTGCAGCGCCACCGCCCTGTAACAGGAAGTTTAACGCACTGTATGCCTTGCGTATGCGAATACGGCGTCCGTCCAGACTTGGAAGGCTACCGTTCTTGTCAGCTAAGTTCTCTACCGTCGTCTTCAACACCTTCAGTGAAGGTATGTTGTCGAGAAAGTCTTTCTTTAGCTTCTTACCGTGGGCAGCACCTTTGCCTGCAATGCTGCCTATCTTCTCATCACCCGCGCCGTACAAGAACGCATAAATAAACGTCTTTGCTTGGTCGCGTGTTTCGAGTCCTGCTGCAGCTTGGTTGGCACTGTGTATGTCACCTTCCAAGATTGTCTGCACATAGTCTTCGTCCTTCATGTAATGCGCTAGCATACGTAGCTCTAAGCCTGAGGCGTCTATGCCGACTAGCTTGTTGCCTTCGTCCACTGTCCAACACGCACGACATTCACCGCCTAACGTAGCCTTCAGCTTCTGCACAGGCGTCATGCTGTCTAGCACTTTGCGTGTTGCAGGCACTTGAGCCATGTTAGGCGATATATGCGTCATCCTGCCTGTCGCTGCACCGCTGCTAAAGACACGACCATGCACTCTGCCGTCTGCCTCTACAGCCTCTAGCCACGAACTAACCTGACTAGCCCTTTTCTGTACCAGTAAGTATTCAGCAACAAGCTGTGCTGACGGGTTATCTATGCCCTCTAGCACGTTTTCGTCTATCTTGTAGCTACCGCCTTCGGTCTTGTCTGTGAAGCGTATGCCAATGCTCTGTAGACGCTTGGCTATCTGCAGCCTGCTGCCAACGTTAAAGACTTCTACGTTGTCCTTGAGACGCTTTCCTGTCTTCTCTGAGTAACGCTCTGTAACGATAGGAGGAAACTCAGTCTGCAGCAGTCCTTCAATCTCGCGCATACGATGCGACAGTCGGCTGTACAGCTCGTTAGCCTTGGGCAGGTCTATCTTAAAGCCGTTCTGTCGTTGCAGCTCTAGCTCTGCTGTAACGCGATGCTCAAGGTCTATCACGTCCTGTGTAAACTTATCCTTCTCCATAGCCTGTAGCAGCTTCTTATAAACCTTCGTAGTCAGCTGTACGTCACGCTTGCAGTAGGTAATCATCTCTTCACACAAGCCGCCGTCATAGTCTGTAAAGTCATCCTTGGGATACGCTAAGCGGTCGCCCCAACTACGTAGACTATGTCCTCCTGCCTGAGCAGGGTTGTAGAGGCGAGAAAGCACCATAGCATCGCTGTGTTTCTTACCTGTGAAGTCCATGTTCCACAGCCTTTGCATCACTGGCACGTCAAAGCCTAGTCCGTTGTAGGTCACTATGCCGTCGTGTTCGTTCACAAGAGCCTGCAGCGTCTTCGCTTCAGTGTGTACAGTGACAGCACCTGTCTCGACATCTTCGGCACAGGCGCACCATATCACTGAGTGTTTCATGTCTGTTTCAATGTCGATTGTTAGCATTACTAATCCGTATCAAAGTCTAAAATACCTAAGCCTAAGTCATGCACAGTCTTTAGGTCTAAGCGTTCCTGCAGCGCAAGATTGCCTGTGCTGCCTTGTATGCACTCTATGCACTCGTTCACGTAGTCGCCGCTAGTGGCGTCACGCAGTGTTGCTTCGTAGTCCGTCAGTATTGCATCACACGCTAAGCATCGCATAACAGATCCTCCGCTTTAGTTTTCTTTGTGTTCCACGTTGGTGTGTATTCTGTTGACAGTTTTGTCTTCTTAATCTTCAAAGCATAGATCATTTTAGGGGTTGTCGTCCGACGTTTTGATTTATTTTGCAAGCCGTTGTGTGTTTTAGTGCTTCCCGCTGTATAACCTAAAAAAGTCCAATTATCTGCTTTGTAAAGACAACCCTTCCTCTTGTCATTCTCGACAACAAAAGTCTCAAATCCGTGTACCTTTACATTGTAACGCTCTTCCCAATCTAGTGCTACGCGTTTTCTCCACGTAGATAAAACTTTAGTTGCTAAGTTTTTCTCGTGCTTTTCTAGCCTAAACACAACATTGTTGATAATTGAAGGAAGTCCTTTTTTCTTATTGTCCTTAGTTAAACTAAAAAAATCATCTCTTGCTTTAACCGCCCATACGCTACTTGCTCCACTTATAATACCAACAATGTCGCCGTCTAGTTTGATTAAATAATGTAATTGTTGTCCGTGGCAGCCTCTATTTTCAACATAGTGTCTGTTCCTAATTGCTTGGTAAGTCTCATCTGTTCTTTTACACCTAACCAGTTCTATGTTCATAACAGTTCCTCCTTAATGCGTCTTATATGACGCTTTGTACATTATATGACACATAAAACACTTTAATGCGCCATATATGTTGCATTGTGACACTAAAGTGCGTCTTCCTCCTTCAAAGCTATAAAAACTTTCTCCAGTTCTAACAACTCATCGAGCTGATTGCTTAGAAACGCAGGAACCCAAGGAAGCCGCTCTTCTGTGTTTTTTAGTTGCCGTATTATATCGTGCTGCGCTACGGTCAAAACCCGTAAAGTTATGTTTATTTGATCGTTGTTTAGTTTTACAGTTGCTTTGCTCATAAGGCTTCCTCCAAAGTGCTTTCTACCATTCTACCTGTGGTGCTATCAAAGTAAAGGTCTGCACAGCGTCCAGTCTCGCCGCTAAAGCGATTCTTCAGTACACGCACAGCCGTTGTGTTTCTAACGATAATGTCGTCAGCCTGTCCGTCACGCTCCAGACCTAACACAATGTCGCTAAGCTGTGCTATTGACGCACTGCCTCGCAGCTGTGACAAAGACGTTGCAGCGCCTTCCTCGTGTCCTTTGTTGTCAGGGCGGCGCAGATGACTAACGACAAACAACGCTATGCCTGTCTCCTGCACAAGCATTCGCAGCTTAGTCATTATCTCGTCTAACGCCTTCCGCTCGTCAAGATTGGACTGTGCCGACACAACAATGGAGACGTGGTCTAGAAAGACGTAGCGGCAGTCTAGCGCCTTAGCCATGTAACGCACACGACCTACAATGTTGTCCACGTCCGTGCTGCCGAAGTGGTCTAACAGATACAGCCGCTCATCAGCTAACGTAGCATCAAAGGCTTCTCTGCGTTCCTCTTCGGTGCTGACAGTCGTGGGCAGGTGTAACTGCTTGTTAGCCGCTAGCGACATAATCGACAACGCCGTCTTGCGTATGCTTTCCTCTAAGAACAGCAAACCAATGTTGAACTGCGTCTGCTGCAGCGTTGCCCAAACGACCTCACGCAAGAACTGAGACTTGCCAAGCCCACTGCCTGCAGTGACAGTGACAAGCTCTGCAGGGCGTATTCCGTACGTTAAAGCGTTAATGCCTTTAAAGGGATACACCACCTCTGCAGTCTCCATCGGTGTGTTGACTTCGTCCCACAAAGACGCAGCATTAACAATGCCGTCTGGTACGTACTTCTCAGCCTTCCAGAAAGCATCGTTAAACAGTTGAGGCTTGTTAGCCATCAGATAGTCGCAGGCGTCTTTGTAGCCGCCGAGGTGCTTCACTATCTTAGCCTTGCCACCAAACAGCTGCCCAACGTCATCAGCAGCCTTAACACCTTGCTCGTCAGCGTCAAAGCAAACGACAATCGTCTCAAAGCTGTCTAGCCACTCGTAATTGGCTTTGCAGTCCTTTAACGCGCTGCCTGCGCCGTTCTTGATACTAACGACAGGGTATTTGCTTCCCATCATCTGAAAAGCCGCTAGAGCGTCATACTCGCCCTCTGTCAGCGTTACATACTTGCCGCCCTTGGGAAACAGCTG